CCTTTCTTCACACAAGAGGTAATTTTCTAACTTTTTAGGTATTGAAAAATACTAATTAGGGTGAAAATGTATTAATTTCCTATAGAAAAAACATACAAAATCACCCCAATTCAAATTTTATTTGTATTTTTGCAGCACAAATCAATTAAAATTTAGAGTTATGACAAAGATTAAATGCATTTGTTTCAGCAGAGTTTCAAGTTCACATCAAGACCTTGACGCACAACGTGCAGCAATCATGAAAGCGGCACAGAAAGAGTATAGAGCCAATGAAATCGTAGAAGTCATGGGTAAGGAATCAGCCATCAAACTAAGTGAAGAAGAGCGCAGGACATTGAGTGAACTGAAGGAAATCGTCAATGAGAATCCAAGCGTAGAGACCATTTATTTTTTCGCTGTTGACCGTTTGGCAAGAAGGGTTAGTGTTGTAATGTCAGTCAAAGAATGGGCTGATACACACAAAATAAACCTTGTATTTTTAAATCCATATCCCTTCTCCACTTGGTTCAAAAACACTGATGGTCAGATGAAGAAAAATGACATTAGTGACATCTACCTAATGTTCTTAGGGCTTGGTGCGAAGATGGAAGCGGAAATCAAGAATGAAAGGGCTGAGAATGCAAAGAAGTTCATGAGGGAACGCAATCAAATCACAGGAAATATCCCCTATGGTTACAAATCAAACAAGGATAAAACCGTTGGCATCAACCTTGATGAAGCAAAGGTGATTAGGTGGGTGTATGACTGTTATCTTCACAAGGGAATGAGCCTTACGCAAATCCATGATGAAGGGGTTGAGAATGGTTATTGGACACCACTTAAACTACGCACAGCACAAGCAAGCAAGATTAGACAATTCTTGACAAATCCAAGTTACGCAGGGTTGGAAAACCCAAAGAACAAGCATCAAATGCAATTTCCTCCAATCGTTGACGTAGAGGACTTGGAGAAAGCAAAGGCAATGCTTGCAGCAAATAGGAATAAACCTAAATCATACACCAAGAACATCTGTTTGTGTAAGAGTATTATGAAGGATGACGAAAGCAATACTGTAATGGTGTCTGACGCAAACCATGCAAGGTATAGGGCTACCAATTCAAATACACCTTGGGGATTGAGCATGAACATTTGTGATAGTCTGATATGGAGGGTAGCATTTCAAGCGAAGTGGCAACTTGCATCCAAGCAAGACAAATCCCAACTTGAAAGCATGAGGAATGACATTGCTGAGGTCGGCAATAAGATTGTTGTCATGAAGGAACGATTGGAGACTGAGGTTATCAAGAAGTATGACATCTTGGAGGAAATGCGATTCGATGGAAAGATAAGTCGTGAGAAGTACAATGAAAGGTATGATTCACTTCAATCAGAGGAAAATGTAATACGAAAGAGGATTGAAGCGCTTGAAAAGCGTGAAGCGGAACTGTCTGTAATCTACTACAACATGAACCAAAATGGCATTGACATCAGCGTGTATAATTTCCGTGACATTCAAGATGACAAGCAGAGGAAAGAGATTGTACAAGAGACCATCAAGGACATGAGGGTTAGAAAAGAAGGGAAAAGATTTATAATCAAGATTTGGGATGTAATAAGTGAGATACCAAGTGAGTTCTTGTACATTCCACATGTCGGATTAAAGCAAAATGAGGTGTATGAGGTTCTGAACCGTGAAGGTGATTTGCTTGACATATCAGATGAAATTGAAATTAGATTCAAACGGAAGTAAATTAAAAACCCCTTCATCAATTGATGAAGGGGAAAATACACATTAATACGAAAAATAATAATAAATAATAATATAATTAGACAGACTTTCTCAATTCATTGTGAAGTTCATCGTGGCACTTTTCGCATAAGGCTTGAAGATTGTTTGGGTTGAATCCCAATTCCTTCATTTGAAGTTCATTTATTGCCTTGCTGATTGGAACTACATGGTGAACTTCTGTCGCAGGACTTATTTTATTTCTCTCTAAACAGCGTTCACATAGCGGATGTTCCATCAGATAGGCTTCACGTAGTTTGCGCCACTGTGAGGTGTTATAAACGTTCTTGTAGATGTTCAATGCCTTTCCATGTCTCTCATACTTGCTAACCTTTTTTGGCTTGAAAATACTTGGCATACCAACGCTTAATTTTTCCGATTAGTTCTCTACCGTACATGTCGACATAGTAGCGTATAGCGTAGAAGAGAATGGTCATGATAAATGCTCCTACAAGTGTGGCTACGATTAGTAGTGTCATCATTATAAAGTCACTCATTTCTTTTTCTCCTCATCCTTTTCCTCTTTAGTTTCTTGTTGCTGGTCGTTTGGATTTGTTAATCCACATACGATGTTAATTACTTGCAAGATTGTTGCGAAAATGCAGAAATAGAAAGCAAAATCCGCAAATTGTAATAATGTCATTAAGGTTATCATAATTCATTTAGTTTAAGTTATTTGTTATTTTCTTTTAGGTATCTCTCATAGAGTTCCTTTTCAATTCTTTTTCTTTCCTTTAGTTTGTTAATCCTTTGTTCCCTTTGTTCGGCAGTTTCATTGGCATAGTATCTTCTCATTGCCTCACCTATCTTTTGATTGTGTTCTTTAGTTCTTTCCATTAGTGTTATCCTTTTCTATTAATAAATATTACTTAGTTTCAAAAAGTATGTATTTTTTGAGAATTTTTTTTTTAGTTTCTGCAAATATATGGAAAATAGTTGGATAAAGCCAAATTTTCAATCAAGTTTTTTTCATTTAATTTAGTTCTGAGAGGTTTTAATTGTGGTGGTGGATAGTAATTCCACCACCTTGAAATTAATGTTCCTGTGGCTTTAAATTAAGCCGTTTCACGTAGTTTAGTTGTGTAGTCATCAAAGAATTTGGATGCTGAATCGCAATTCTCAAACTCAATTTCAACTGTTGCACTGTGAACGTTGTCTGTCAATTCTGCTTGGATTTTTTCTCCCTTTTGTTTCAATTTAATTTCAACCATTTTTTTTAATTTTAAAAGTTAATAAATATGTAATAGAACACTCTTTTGCAAAAATATGAAAATTTTTTCTAAAAACCAAATTGAACCTGTTAAATGATGTTAATTTGCATAGAGTTGCGGTTGGTTAACCCTTGATACCTTGCATGTACCGTCAACGTTCAGCAATTGTTGGAACCTGAAACAGTATTTGCCATTTTCGTTCCTTAACCATTCACCATTTGGAGAATATATTACAACGAAGGTTGGACATCCTGTAATACATTCTGTGTATTTTTCCTTTTTCAAGGCTTCTTTCCTATCGTTTATAAGTGACTTGTTGGAATCACCTATAAAGAATGATTGAGGCTTAACTTGGATTGCTGCAACGTTGTCACCTATACCATTTTGCAACCAAATGTCCACACCCATCTTTGCATCTTCGTAGTAGTTGGAGTGTTGAATGTAGAAGCCCAAATCCTCCATAATTTCCATCATTTCCTTTTCTTTCCTCAGTCCGTTCATAGTGTCATAAAACAATTTTTTAATCAAGTAATCGTTGTAAACCTTTGGTTCACATCTGTTATGGTCTTTTTCCCTTAATTTGAGGGCTTGTGTAGCCAAATGCATTGCACTTTTACCACATAATTTTCTATTCTTGTCGGTATCTGCGTCCTCAACGTATTTGGTGATAAATTCATCCACAGTTGAAGGACAATTATACTTAAAGTAGAGATAACTCATGCAGCCGAAGTTGTCAGTTGTATTCATTCCGTACCATAATTGCTTTAGTCTTGGATTATCACTCTCAATGGTTGAGAAGTTCTGATTGTAATTAAAATCTAACATAATTTAGTTTTAGTTGAATATTTAGTTAATTATTTTTACTTTTACTTTCTGAATATAAATAGTATGATGGCGAAAAAAAAAGTTGAATTTTGAGAAAAAAATTGAAAAAACTTCAATTTTTTTAGACTATACTTATATTTATATATAGAAAGAGCATAGTTTATTAATATATTATAGATTCATTTAGTTATTATTATTTTCCCCTTCATCAATTGATGAAGGGTTTTTTTTATGTAAAATGAAAAAAAAAAAATAGAAAAAATCTTTACTTTTTGCAAGTATAATACTATTTATTAGATGAACTGATTGCAACAGTTCATATATACGGAGAGTTGGTTTCCTACAAGACCTTTTAATTTTCCAACTCTCCTTTGCTTAAAAAAGGTCTTGAGAGTAGGAATAATAAATTAAAAGAAAAAAAGAAATGGAAACTATTAGCGTAAACGAAAAGAGAATGGAACAAGTACTTCCAACTAACATCAAGGAATCTGACCTTGTAACTAAGAACGCCAAGAAGGTATTGGCAACAATTATCAACTATTACTTCGTCCTTGACGAACCCAAACGATTGGGCTATCTTTATATGAACAATGAAACTCTTAGAGAGAGTTGTCAAATCAAGAAGAAATCAATGTTGGAGGCAGTTCAAGAACTAATTGAACTTGGACTGATAAGAAGGGAAAGAGGTGAGAAGTGGACAAAGGGAAAGAAACCTACCGCAAGTAGATACTACGTGAATTGGAATGACTTGAAGAAACCCATACAGAAGAAAACCTTTGAAGATTTATTTGATAATTTCATGCAAGAGTTTCACCCACAAGAAGGTTTGGGACCTATAGATATAGATATAGAATTAGATTTAGATTTAGATAAAGAAATAGATAAAGAAAAAGAAATAGAATTAGAAAAAGATAAAGAAAAAGAAATAAACTTAGGAATAAACAAAGAAATAAACAAAGTGGTAAACAATACGGTAACAAATACGGTAAAAAGTGACAACAAAATAAATAATATAGATAATATTAATATTAATAATAATTTATTAAATAATAATATTACTTATAATAATAAAATAGAAGAAAAAGAAAATATTATTATAAATAATAATATAAAAGAAAAAGAACCTTTAGAGGTAGAAGTAAAAGAAGTAAAAACCTTGAAAGACCTTACAGATTACTTCAACTCAAAGTTGAAGAATGTTATCCCAACGGTTCAGAACGAAAAAGAATTACAAGAACTTCAAGAGCAATTGTTGGAAGAATTAAGAACTGTTTGGTCACATATTCCATCCTTCTCCAACGTAAAGTATGTAATCAAGCACGCAGTGGAGAAAAAGTTTGAAAAACTCTTACTTCAAGGGAATGGAATGGAAGAAACTGATGGAGGATTGGTGTATACCACATTTACTTCAACTCTAAGCGCATAAAACCCACACGGTGGACAATTATCAGTATTCCAACGTGAAAACGCCTCAGAAGCGAAAAAACACTAAAATAATTTAAAGAAACTTAAATCGCAAGAACTATGAGTAACAAAAAGTATTTGGAAAGTGTGAAACACTACTTAGTCCAAACCTATGGAGAGGTAAGACCTGAATGGATGGCGGTCATCCAAATGTTAGCCTACAACTTGGAGTTGTTGGATGCTTGCACAAAGTCAGTCCAAGAGAATGGCATTTACGATAAGAGCACTGGGAAAAAGAACCCACTACTTTCGACAATCAAAGACCTTCAAGCGACAATCTTGAAACAAGTCCAACACCTTGGGCTTTCACCTTATGCAGTCAGCAAGATTAGACTTGCAGAGAGTGATGACACTGATGACTTTATAAACTCCTTGGTGAACTAATGACCGTAGAAGACTACAAGGACTACGCATTGAGGGTTCAAAGCGGTGAGATTGTGGCTTGTAACTATGTGAAGCAAGCCACATTACGCTATCTTCAATGGTTCGACAAGTATGACTTCAAGGCGGAGAAGGTTGACAAGGTCATCAAGTTCATAGGTCATCTACGTCACTTTACAGGAAAGCACAACGGCAAACCCTTTGAACTTCTACCCTATCAGATTTGGATTGTGGCAAACATCTTTGGATTCTACCACAAAGGCACTGACAAGAGAGTTGTCAATTACTGCTACATTGAGTTGGCAAGAAAGCAAGGAAAGACAGCACTTGCAGCAGCAATATGTCTCTACATGTTGGTTGGTGACGGAGAGAACGGTAGTGAAGTGGAACTTGTGGCAAACAGTGCAAAACAAGCCAAAATTTGTTTCGACATGAGTTCCAATTTCTTGCAGAGTATAGACACCAAGGGGAAGTACTTCAAGCGTTACAGAGACAAAATAAAGTTCGACAGAACCAAGTCTTTCATGCAAGTCCTATCAAGTGATGCAAGTGGTAATGACGGTTACAACTCCTACTGTTTTGTCCTTGATGAGTGTCACGAACAGAGGGATTCAAGATTGTGGGATGTCATGTGTTCAAGTCAAGGTATGCGTGAGAACAGCCTTGGAATCATAATCACTACAGCAGGTTTCAACAAGTTCGGATTTTGCTATGGCTATCGCCAAACATGTACGGAAATCCTCAGTGGAGTGAAAGAGGATGATAGTCAATTTGCAGCAATCTACACCTTGGATGAGGATGATGATTGGCATGACGAAAGCGTATGGGCAAAAGCAAATCCAAGTATTGGAACTACCGTACAATTGGACTATCTAAGGCAACAAGTAGTAAAGGCAAAGAACAACACATCATTGGAGGTTGGAACAAGGACAAAAAACCTAAACCAATGGGTTAGCAATTCGGAGATATGGCTTTCAAATGACCTTTTGCTTAGTTGTACAAAGGATTTGAAATTTTCGGACTTCAAGGGAGAAAGTTGTTACGTTGGTGTAGACCTTGCAGCGGTGAGTGATATGACAGCGGTTAGCTTCATGATTCCTCATGATGACAAACTACACTTTATCACCAAGTATTATCTTCCGCAATCGGCACTATATGACAATCCAAACTGTGAGTTGTACAAGGATTGGAAGAGAAAGGGTTACTTGACCATAACGGATGGCAATGTTACCGACTATGATTATGTCTTGAAAGACATAACAAATGCAAACAAAGAGATATTTATATGTAAAATTGCATACGATAGCTATAATGCTACACAGTGGGCGATTGACGCAACGGCAGAGGGTTTACCATTAGAGCCATATAGTCAAGCCCTGTGGAACTTTAATAAGCCTACAAAGGAGTTAGAGAGGTTAATCAAGTCCAACAAAGTGGTAATTGACAATAACCCAATCACAAGATGGTGTTTCAGCAATGTAACCTTGAAGTCAGACCATAACGACAACTGTTTGGATGTAGATACTATTGTACCAACTCCAGAAGGTAATAAAACTATAAAGGAGATAGGAGTAAATGATTACGTATTCGATGAAAATGGACAACCAACAAGAGTAATAAGTACAACAGACGTACATTATAACAGACCATGTTACAAGGTGACTTTTTCCAATGACAGTTCTGTTACATGTGATTATACTCATAATTGGTATGTTAATTATAATACATGTGAAAGAAAAGACGGTAAAAAGAAAACTGTATATAAAATGGGTTTAAAAAATACAGAATGGCTTTACAAAAATTATTTGAAAAATGGTAAGACACATTGGGTACATACTATTTATAATAAACCTGTAGAGTATCAAGAACAGAATTATACTATAGACCCATATACATTAGGTCAATGGCTGGGTGACGGAAATTCTTACAATAGTACTTTTACTTGTGAAAAAAAAGATTTATGCATGTATGAGCATCTTAAAGAGAAATACACGGTAAAATATGTATATGTTGAAGGTAACACCTATCAAGTAAACGTTTCTAATGGGTTATATACTGAATTACGTAAAAATAATTTATTGAAGAATAAACATATCCCTAAAGAATATTTATTTGGTTCAATAGAACAAAGATTTGAATTATTACGTGGTCTAATGGACACAGACGGAACTTGCAATAAAATGAATGGACAATGTAGTTTCGTACAGTCGAACAACCACTATAATATAATATCTGACATGTCTAAATTACTTAATTCGTTGGGGATTAAACATACCATTAGAAGAAAAGAAAATTGGTCATCTATCCAATTCTATACCGACAAAAAGGTTTTCAATTTGGAGAGGAAATATAATAACCAATTGAATTACAAACCAAGTTATAAAGACTTGCATAATGTAATAATGAAAGTTGAAAAGGTGGAAAGCGTTCCAACTAAATGTATAACAGTTGAAAATGAAAGTCACTTGTTCTTGATAACTGATGATTATACAGTGACAAGTAATTGTAAGCCGATAAAGACGCAAGACATGCAGAAGATTGATGGTGTAATTGCAATGATTGAAGCGTTAGGAATTTACCTTGCTACACCACAGTATAATAACACCATCCTTGCAGTTTAATATACGACTAAAACTAAAGAAAATAATGGGAATATTTAATCGAAAAAAGAAAGAGGAAAGGAGTGGCATCAACTACGTTCAAACGTATGCAGACGGCTTATGTTTCAGTGAGATTGAGAACAAATACAATTCCATGAATATTAGTGCGGTTTACAGGGCGGTTGAAATCATAAGTGATAGTGTTGCAATGCTCCCAATCCGTATCAAAAAAGTTGACAAGATGCACAAGTCGGAGTTGGAGACACACCCATTGAAATTTGTCTTCTACAATTCCAACTTGACCAAGTTCAACTTCATGAAGTTGCTGATACAATCGGTACTTTTGAAAGGAAACGGCTTTGCGTACATCCACAGAGCCGAAGATGGTACACCAATTGAACTTCAATTTCTTCAAAGTGGTGATGTAATCATAACTTATGACAAGTACAAGGGAATCTTGTACTACACTTGTCCAATTATCAGTAAGAAAAAGATTGAACCAATCAACATGATTCACTTGGTCAAGAATAGCTATGATGGTGTCAATGGTGTAAGCGTTATTTCGTTCGCAACACGAAGCATCAAACTTGCAAATAACACTGAAAATAGCGCAAATAGCTTCTTTACAAACGGTTGTAATCTTAGCGGTGTCCTAACAGTCCAAGGGCAGCTAAACGACCAACAGAAGGCAGATATAAGGTCTTCATGGAATCAAGCATACAGCAAAGGTGGAAACGGTTTGGCAGTCCTACAAGGCAACATGGACTATAAGCCAATCCAATTGTCAGCGGCAGAGTCACAGATGTTGGAATCACGAATGTTCAACGTGAACGACATTGCAAGGTTCTTTGGCATATCTCCAGTTCTATTGGGTGATTTGACACATAGTTCATACTCCACAATTGAAGCTACACAGAATCAATTCTTGCTTCACACCCTACAGCCTTATATAACAATGTGTGAAGAGGAATTTACAAGAAAGTTGGTGAAACCAAGTGAAAAGGGAATTGTCATCAACCTTGATGAAACTGCATTGCTCAAAACTGATAAGCAAGCACTTGCAAGCTATTATGGTAGTTTACTTGACAAGGGTGTCCTATGTGTGAATGAAGTAAGAAAAGAATTGGGATATGGCGAAATTGAAGGTGGGAATAAACACATGGTCCCATATACTAAGGTGGAAGATAACGTAATTAATAAGGTAAATAAACAAGAGGAAAATAATGGTTAAAAGAATATACGCAAGCGGTGACTGTAAGGTTGACATAAGCCAATACAAGGACATTGTGGACGGTTATTCAATCGTCAAGGCAAAATTCTTCACGACTGCCATAAACGTTGCTGTAATCAAGGATAACATTGAGGATTACACCGTAAACCTTGAATGGGATGAATTGAGACCATTGGGAAAGGGTATGCTCCAATTTGTCTTGTACTACGCAAACAGCGATTCAGCATTTAATGATGGAAGTTATGACCAAACGGATGTGAAGACCACTGATTTCTATGTCGTGTCTGATATTACTGTTGAAGACAACACAGCAACTGATGTAGATGTGGTAATGGCTGAGGAAATACAAGAGAACTTGAATGAGGTAAACAGCAAGGTTGCCAACGTTTACACCAAGGATGAGACTTACACCAAGGATGAGGTCAATGACTTGATTGAAGGTGGTGGTGGATTTATCCCAGACTTGTATTACGACAAGGATGACATCAACACAATTGTCAGTGGTATCAATGAAGATTTTGAGAACTATTATGACAAGGACGAAACGTATTCAAAGATAGAGATAAATGAAATGGAAAACACTCTATCGGAAAATATAGATGATTTGTCTGAAATGGTTGTTGTGACAAGTGAAACGGAAGTTGCGAAGGGTGATATATTAGGAACTGGAGAAATATGGAATAAAGATGGAACGCATGATGAAACAAGTGACTATTGGTATGCCTACAAATATGATGTAAGTGGATATAAGAAAATACGTGTATACAATTATGGTGCTGCTAATAACAGTAAACGTAGTATAGTTACTGTAGTTGACGAAAATGATAATTTCGTTGAATCATTATTGCCAGCACCTACAGTTGTTGGTGAACATTATTATGATGTGTCTGATATAGATTACATATATTGCAGCGCATGTAAAGTATACGGAATAGTATCTGAGTTACGTACAGATAAGCCTATTGCAAGGCTAAATAACGAAATATTCGACGAATCAATTGTAACATACGACAATGGATATAGGGCTACAACACGTATAAATAATCAACGCATTATTGCTGATAAATCATTTGAGTATGAAGATGGTGACGTTATACAAACCATTAGAATGTACAAGCACGAAAATACCACTTCAACAAGTTCAGCTACGACTAAAATATATGTGTATGACGAAAGTAACAATTTGGTTGGTCAATATGATACAGGTGTTGCCATTATAGATATAACTGCAACCACTGATATAAATGTCGCAAATCTTGGTATTGAATTGAAAAAAGGGTATTCAGTTGCTATCCGAAATAATGTAAATTACACTGATGGTACGACATCTAATAGATTTTACGATTTCATATCTAACGCCTATGTAACATCGTATGTTTATTCAATTTATTTCACAGTTTTGAGAAGTGAAAGTAAATTTATGGAGTATGACAAGGTAATTGAAGGATTACAAACAACTCAAACCATAGAATTTACAAGTGGTGTTGATGACGAAACGTTTAGAGGTTATTCTGCATCACAAAGTAGAATCGTTGGAGATTTATCGTTTGAATATGAAGAGGGGGATAGGTTGGATTCTATCTATTTGTGGAAGCCATCAAGTAATATTTCGGCAGATACCAATGTCACACTTTACAGATATAGTGAATATAAAGTATTGCAAGAGACTTATGACACAGGTGTAAAGATGAAAGATTTAACCGCTAATACTTGGGTCGATTTATCAAGTTTAAATATTGTAATTGGCAAAAATGAGACAATAGCGGTAGGGGCTTACGGATTTAGGTATATAGAAGCAAGTGGACAACAGCAACAGTATTATTATAACGATAATACCTATGGCGCATACTTATACGATTTTAGATTCAAAGTTAAAAGGATAAGGAGTGGCAATGAATGGAGAGTTGATGAAATAGAAGACAAGGTAACTGAATTGGAGAGAGAAAATATCAAACCGATAAAGATAATTCATTTCGGAAACTCATTTACTGAAGATTCTATAAGTTATGTTCCAAGAATTTTGAAAAACGTTGCACCAAGTCTTAATTTTACGATTGGTATGGCAACTATTGGTGGTTGTACGTTAGCGCAACATTGTGCTAATTTTACCAATGAAGATACTATCTTGAATGGAACTACATATACTCCAACAAGATATTCTTATCGTAAATTCAAGAGTGATGACGCTAAAGCTAAGTGGAGAGCCGTTAATAGTCCTGCTTACGCTGACACAATACTTGCTGATGAGGATTGGGATATAATTACATTCCAACAAAATGGTACAGCAGCGTTTCAAGCATGGTCAACGTATTTTGAACCGTTTATATACAAATTACACAAAGCTATCTATGAGAAGGCTACTGCAAGTAACAAGATATATAAATTAGGGTGGATTCTAACTCATGGTTCATATACAGAAGATTCTACCGAGCAATTGAACAGATGGAGTGGTACTTGTGAAAATGCATTGAATATTTTGAATTTAACAGGAACTGAGATTCTTTATCCGTATGGTACAGCAGTGCAAAATCTTAGAACAACTCCTTTGGCACAAGCAACTGTTGGTGGAGACAAAACAGGATTTTTAGCAGATGGAGCACACTTACATGAGGGTATTGGAACATTATGTGCGAATTATGCTAATGTACTAACAGTTTTGCATTGTGCAGGACTTGACGCAATTAGTATAATAGGTGAACCAACAAGGATAACAAAAGAATGGAATACAGAAAATGTTACCTTATCGCCTAATTATGGAGATTCCGACACTGTAAAGGGAATAACGGAAGATAATGTATATACCGCTCAGATGGCAGCTATTCAAGCATTTAAAAAACCATTTGAAATTTCTGATTGTAATAAGTTCTATACAGAGCAAGAATAGTAATTTTGAAATATGAACAACATACCAAGAATAACGAAGGGAAACGACTTTAAACTATCATTGCACATGACTGAAACCATGTGCAATGGTGGTATAATTGATTTGGACGGTACGATTACAAGTGTAAACCTTGTTTCAAGTAACGGTTCAAAGATAACTGTACAAGAAGGTAATGAGGAAAACGGAAAGATAAAGTACAATGACATTGGTGACAGCACAATCATCATTGCAGTCCTCAATCCTTTGCCACTTGGAAAGTATGGCGTGGAAGTGAATGGAAAAAGGAACAGTGACAACAGTGATTTCAGATACTTCAACGATTATGTATTTGAAATTGTAAAAACCACTGCTGACGGATTCATTCCATGCAATTCAACCATGACATACTCTATAGTTGGAGCAAACGTTGGTCTTGCAACTTCAATTGGTGGAGGTTCATCAATTGTACAAGTTCAAAGCGATTGGGAACAAACTGATTCAACGAAGGTTGATTATATCAAGAACAAGCCCAATGTCTATGAAAAACCCAATGGAGGAATCCCAAAGACAGATTTAGCAAATGACGTTCAAGCAAGTCTGAACAAGGCAGATACAGCCATACAGTCATTGAATGGATATGCAACTGAAAGTTGGGTAACAAATCAAGGCTATTTAACCCAACACCAAGACATTAGTGGAAAAGAAGACAAGATTGGGATTACAGTTTATACCGCTTCAACATCAAGCATTCAATTGCAGATGAGTTACAATAGGGTTGACTTCGCAGTTGGAACAATGGCTTTCACGTTGCCAACGGTTACTTCATCCGATTACCTACAAGGTTTGATTGTATCGTTTACGACCGATACAACACCGTCAGTGACGGTTTCATCAACCAATACAGTGATATATGCAGATGGAAGCGATTTGACTGAAATTGAAGCATCCACACCCTATGAGTTGAATGCAATATGGGATGGCGTAAAGTGGAAAATAACCTTGACAAAATTCATTGCAGCAGCATGAACCATATAACATTGAGACGTAGGGTAGCGAAGAATACAAATGTAAACCCTTATATCACTGATGGGCTTATCGCCATGTTTGATGCAGAGTGGAACGTTGGACTTGGAAAACACGAAGAATCGCCAGAATCATGGAAAGACCTTACTGGACACATAATTTTGAATGCAGTACCAAGTACGTTTGGAAATAATTATGTTATTCTTGATGTAACTCCGTCTTTTGAATCTCAAGCGATTTTAGATGCTATTAATCAAGATAAATTGGCAGTTGAAATGGTTATTAAACCTTTACGTCACGGTTCAATTAGTAACAACATGTATATTCATGTAGGCTCTACACGCGGTTTTTGGCTTTGGGATAATACGAATAATGTTTTTTCAAGTGTGTCTTACAGAGAGATAGGAGCAGGTTATACGTCAATTAATTTGCGATGGAATGCATATGGCGGTTACATCTCAAAATTGTCTCTTAACGGAAATAGAGTAACAATAAAATCCAACGCAACTTCAAGTCTTTTATTTGACCGAACATTCACTAATACTAACACTGTAACTGGTGAAATTAAAATCGGAAATGCAACATCAAATTTCGAATTATATTGTATAAGATTTTACGAAAAAGTTCTGTCGCAAGAAGAAATTAATCATAATGCACTAATTGATAAAGAAAGGTTTGGATTAAATATATAACAAGTGGTGCTGATAAATAAAAAAATACAGATAAATCTGTATTTTTCTGACTAATTAACTATTTATTAAATATAATATTATGGAAGAGTTAAGACAAATAAAGAGTGATTTCAAGATTGATTCCGAAAGCAGAACCGTAGAGGGTTATGCAGCAGTGTTTGACAGTCCAAGTGAATACATCGGTTGGACTGAGATTATACATAGGGGTGCAATCAACGATGAAACAATCAAGAATAGTGACATCTTCGCAAAGTTCAACCATCAAGATGACAAGATTCTTGCAAGGTCAAAGTATGGTGTAGGAAGTCTTCTTTTGGAAGTTGATGACAAGGGATTAAGATACATGTTTGACAGTCCAAATACAGCATTGGGAAATGAATTGTTGGAATATCTTCATCGTGGTGACATTGATTCAAGTTCTTTTGCATTTTCAATCAATGCAGAGGATGACACAGCGCAAAAATGGTACAAGAAGGATGGACAACTTTATAGGGAGATATACAAGATTGATAGGTTGTATGACGTAAGTCCTGTATTCCAACCTGCTTATAGTTCCACATCTTGCAGCACAAGGGCTTACGAAGACGTGAAAAAGACATCTGATGAGATTGACGCAAAGATGGACTTAATAAGGAAAGAAATTGACGAATTGTAATGAACAGTGTTGAACTGAGAGACAAGAAAGCGCAACTTAAACAAGAAGCGCATGAAATCCTTGACAAGTGCAAAGAAGAGATTAGGGATTTCAACGATTCTGAGAATGAGAGAATCGAAAACATTAAAGAAGAAATAAATAACATAAATGAGGAATTGAGGAAATTGGAAAAAGAATTTGATACACCAACCGATTCCTCTGTAAATAAAATTCAAACTACTAAAAAAATGAAGAAAGAGTTTAGACTTATTCAAACTATCAATGAGATTGCAAACAACCGCAATCTTTCTGACGCTGCAAGTGCAGTTGTAAACAAAGGTGCAGAGGAAATGAGGAAAGCAGGACTTTCTTTCGGTGGACAAATCCAATTGCCTGTAAACGAAATTAGGTCAGCCATTACTGTTACCAATGAGGGTGAAGACGTTGTAGAGACTGACTTTACGAACATCTTAGAGCCATTGAGGGCTAAGAATGTCCTCATTCAAGCAGGTGCCAAGTATCTTGGTGGTCTTGTGGGTGACGTTCAAATTCCTATCATGAACGGCGGAAACGTAACATGGGAAGGTGAGACAGCAGACGCAAGTGACGCAGGTATTTCATTCTCTCACGTTAAATTAACTCCAAAGCGTTTGACCGCTTATGTTGACGTATCAAAGCAATTCTTGGTTCAAGATTCTCTTGATGCCGAAAACATGATTAAGAACGACATCGTTAACGCTATCAACACCAAGTTGGAATCTACTATTTTAGGTACTGCAAGTGGTACGACTACAACTCCTGCAGGTATCTTCTATCCAACGTCTGCTGCAACTTCTGTATCTGCATTCAGTGGACTTACAGCACTTGAAAGTGACGTTGAGGATGCTAACGTTCTTGGGGAATGTGTATATGTGATGTCTAACAAGGCAAAGGCTAAGTTCCGTAACATGTCAAAATCTACCAAGTCAACTGAGTTGGTGATGGAGAACGGTGAAATCGACGGTACAAAGTGTTTCAACACTTCTAACGTTAGCGGTAACTACTTTGCTTATGGTGACTTCTCCAACCTTGTAATTGGTCAATGGGGTGCTATCGACTTGACGGTTGACCCATATACTTTGGCAAAGAGTGGACAAGTACGAATCGTTGTTAACGCATTCTTCGATGCTAAGGTTGTAAGAAGCGGTGCTATTGCAACAGGTGTTGCAGCCTAAAACTAACTAACTTAAATAAAGCGATACACAAATGTTCGTACAGCTATACCAAATTAAGAAACACTTAAACATTGATGATTATTTCACCGATGACGATGAATACCTTGTATCGCTTGAACAAATTGCTGAACAAGTAGTTAGCAAGCACATAGATAGAGATTTAAGTGAATTAGCAGAAGAAAGTGGTGAATTACCGTCACCACTTCTTCACGCTATTCTAATCCTAATTGCCAATTGGTACATGCAGAGGGAATCAATATCATATTCCAATATGACAGAAGTACCAACAAGTTATAATTACATTCTTGACTTGTTCAAGGACTATTCAAAGAAGGTCGAAAACGGAGGTGTATTTGGATGATTGCAGGACAACTAACAGAGTTTATCAAGGTCTATAGACCCATTCAAACCATCAACGAATATGGTGAGCAAACCGTTAAGTACTCCTACAAGAACATGGTGAGAGCAAGACTGATACACAATGGCGGTGGTAGGCAATATGAGAACGATGAATTGGTCTATCCATACATCAAGGAGTTCACCATCCGACACTACGTAAAGATAGATGACCTTGACCACATTCTTTGGAATGGGAAATGGTATAAGATAATAGACATTACCCCAGACAAATCAAGGATGAACCTAACGATTAGATGTGAGTTAATCAATGAATAGCGTAATTATTGACAGCAAGGGAGTGGATGAAACACTTAACAACCTATCAGATGACGAAACAAGGCGTAACATAATTTTCAAGGCTGTTTATGCAGGAGCAAAGGAACTTCAACGTCATACACAATACTACTTCAAGGCTGCAATGGGAGAGAGTGCAAACCACATATCCAAATGGATTCGCAAACCGATGTATGAGGGAATCACGGTGAAAGGTGACAAGGCATACATGGAAGCAAGGGTTAGTATAATGAAGGATTTCAGATTGAAGTTCTTTGAAAGTGGTACAAAGGAAAGATATATCAGACAGAAAGGTCACTCAGACTATTCACGTAAGAAAAAGAGATATATCAAGGATACAGGAAAATCCAACTATCGTGGTAGCATCAAGGCAAAGCATTTCTTCCAAGAGGCAAGAGAAAACATGAGTTACATACTTGAAGGAACAATCCTTGAAAGCATAAACAAGCAGATACAAAAACTATTGAACCGATGAAGAATTTTGAGGTTGGAAAGAGAATAAAATCAATACTTGAAACTGACACTACAGTAGCGAAATACCTATCAAACAAGATATTCCCACTTGTAGCGAATGAGGGTACAACGTTTCCATTCTTGGTGTACAAGAGGATAAGTTATACACCTTATAGCACCAAGGACTACACAAGTGAAAGTGTGGGAATGGAAGTAACCATCTTGTCACCATCTTACGATGAGGGAAACAAGGTAGCTGATGCGGTAGCAAGCAGACTTGACAGATTCAAGGACGATTACTTTGAAAGTATTGAGGTAACAAATATTTCGGAAGAATTTAGTGAAGATACCTTCATTTTTAGGTTGTACCTTGATATTTATATACAAGATTAATAGAAATAACACTTACTAAAACTAAATAAAAGATATGAGCAAGATACAAGGTGGTGATTTGATGTTGTTCCTTAGTGGTACTTCAATCGCATACGCAACTTCACATACGCTTGAAATTAATGGCGAAACAACCGATACTTCCAACAAGGATGAGGGTGGAGGTTCTTGGGCTTCACAAGAGGTTAGCATTTTGTCATGGCAAGCATCTTCTGAAAACCTTTACAGCGTAGATGGTGAGGGTGACAATTTCGATGACTTGTTTGACTTGATGATTGCCAAAGAGCCAATCACGGCAGTCTTCGCAAAGAAGAGTTCAAATGCAACTGATGTACCTACAGGTGGATGGACTCCAGAAACAGCAATCAAGTACACAGGACAAGTGGTGATTACTTCACTTAGTTTGAATGCACCAAACGGTGAATATGCAACATATTCAGTGCAGTTCCAAGGCGTAGGAGCATTGACAAAGACAACTGCATAATATTGACAATAATATCAAGGCAGTGTGAAAAGCACTGCCTTTTTTAATTACCTAATCATTTAAATCTAATACTATCATGAAAAAGATTACTATCAATGGCACTGACTACAAAATTAAGTACACAATTAGGGCACTGTTTATATTTGAGCAAATCACAGGAAAGCCATTTGCCATTAATACACTGCTTGACAATTACATTTTCTTCTATTCAATGATACTTGCAAACAATCAAGACAATGTCCTTGATTGGGATACATTTCTTGATGCACTTGATAATAATCCAAAACTCTATCAAGACATCGCAGAAATCGTTACAGAACAAAACAAGAAAGATAACTTGTTTGGATATGATGAGAACGGTGAGCAAAAAAAAAGTTAAGTGTAAGTGAGATATATGCAATGTTGGTGATTCAACTGCATTACCCACCAAGTTATGTGCTTGACGAAATGCAGTTTTACGAAATCAATGCTGCATTGAAATACAGCTATTACAGTTGTAAGGAGAATTGGGAACAAGCAAGATTGATTGCATACATGATTGCACAGACCAACTCAAAGAAGAAACTAAAGTTTGAAGACATTGCAACATTCCCTTGGGAGAAGGAACAAGAGGAAAGTGAGCATGAAACTAAGATAACCAAGGCAGACATTGAACGTCTCAATATGATGGCGAAGTCATACCTTGAATCCACTAAACAACAGAATAAATGAAAGCCGATTATACCGTCAGATTAACAGGTAAAGACGATTTATCCAAGACAATAAAGAACGTCCAAAAGGAATTGCTTGACGTTGGTAAAGCCACTTCTAATGTCGACAAAATTAATGAGAAGTTTGAACGTATCACCAAGTCATCAGCACCATTGAAGAGACAGTTGAGGGATTTGCAAAACTTGATGGCGCAAATGAACTTCGATGGTCTTGCAGATACTGATGCATTTGCACGAATAGCGGAAGAGGCAGGACGTGTGAAGGATGCAATTGGTGATGCAGCAGAAGCCACAAAGCGTTTCAGTTCCGATACGATGAAACTTGACGCAATGATTCAAGGCATTCAAGGCGTTGCAGCAGTTACATCAATTGCCACAGGAGCAATGGCACTGTTCGGTGCTGAAAACAAGGACGTACAGAAAGCAATCCTTAAGGTTCAAGCAGCATTGTCAATCCTCAACGGCGTCCAAGCGATTGCAAACACTCTCAACAAGGATTCAGCATTGATGTTGCGTGTAAAGCAAATTAGGATGGCAGCAAGTGCAGCAGCAACAACAGTTGAAACAGCAGCAGTTGGAGCGAATACGGTAGCTGTTGGAGCAAATGTGGTTGCAATGAGGGCTTGGAACACTGCAAAGGCAGTGGGAAAGGCATTATTGGGTGATTGGACAGGGCTATTACTTATTGGTGTTACTACAGTTGCAGCGTTATCTACAGCTATTGGTGATGACACTGACAAACTAAAGGAACAAGCCAAATCAACGGAGGATGCATCAAAGGCTGTTGAGGATTTCAACAAGACATTGAAAGATACATACAATGGCGTTATACAGAACCTTGGAACGAAGTTCATTACTTTGCAAGCACAGTGGGAGAGCCTTAAAACCACAGCCGAAAAGACAGAGTGGATAAAGGCTAATTCCAATGCTTTCAGCGAATTGGGAATCAGCATTAATTCAATCAACGATGCTGAGGATTTGCTTATAAGGAATACCGATAAAATCATACAAGCCATTACCCTTAGAGCAAGGGCAGCAGTGTTGCAAAAACGAATGGAAAAGGCATTGGAGAACGGTATACAGAACGATGATGGTACATATACAATTGGGTATGCAATGGCAAGACAAGATGCAGCAGAACTTGCTCAAATACAAGGTGAAATTGCCAAACTGTTTAGCGGATATAGACGTGGAACATCTACGTCCAAAACTACAAGAACATCCACACCAAGAACTACAACGACAACCACACCAAAAACCGAAAAGGAAATAAGGGTTGACGATTCACTTGCAAGGCAAGCGGAAAGGCAGTGGGAACAAAGAATAAACAAGATTGAACAATTGCAAGAAAGGTTCAACAACTTGCAGCGTTCACAAACCACTTCAACATTTGACATGTACGTTGGTGGTGATTCGGATGCAATGCAAAACATCCAATCCCAAATGAACTTCAATGACTCACTTCTAAGGCAACTAAAGTCTATCAAACAAGAGTATGCCGATTTGGGTTTGGAAGGCAGTGAAGCATACAAGGAGATAGCGAAAGAAATATTTAGCGTTAGCCTTGAACAAATGAACCTTGGAAATCAAGCACAACAAATTGACAAGCAGACCAAGAAACTTGAAGAGCAGACCAAGACATGGGGTGAAATAGGCGATGCAGCAAGTGCAACAGCAGGACTTATAAGCCAATTTGGTGAAATGTCCGATGACAAAGGACTTCAAACTGCAGGAATCATTGCAGAGACAATCGCAAACATATTGTTGGGTTACTCACAAGCAACAGCACAAGCATCTTCTTTGGGACCTTTTGGTTGGGCTGCATTCGCAATTGCAGGATTGGCACAAGTTGCATCAATGATTGCACAGATTCACAGTTTAAGCGGTTATGCAGAAGGTGGTATTGTTGGAGGTGATTCAACACATGGTGATACAATCCTTGCAAGGTTGAATACAGGTGAAATGGTATTGAACAAACGACAACAGAAAAATCTTTTCAATGTCCTTGACAATGGCGGTGTTGGAGGATATACCGAAAGCACAGTCAAAATCAAGGGTTCTGACTTATACCTTGCAATGAAGAATTACAAGGGAGTAAAGAATAAAACAGGTCTAAAAACATTCTAATTTATGTACATACACGGAAGTTTTTACGATATAAACAACAATGAGATTGAAGTTCAGATTGTAAGCTACAACGATACTTCAACTGAAAGGATAATTGGTGAGGATGGACTATACTTTGGTGGTAGTCCATTAACCATTTCAACTGACATTGAAGACACATTCACGCATGTAATCAAGCAATCACTTGAAATAAACTTCGTAACCGACAATTACGTTGGTGATTTGTTCTTTTCGAACGGTGCAAGGGATATAACCGTAAAGGTGCTAAAAAATGATACTCCAATTTTCGTGGGATATGTAACGCCAACTACCTTTACACAGCCTTATGTACATGGTGTTGACGAATTTACCGTCAACTGTACTGACATTTTGTCAACCTTGCAATATTACAACTACAAGGACGTAACGGCAAAGAACTATGCTGCAATGAAACAAACAGCAGACGTTGTTACAATCGGTGATGCAATAAAGGAAATGCTTGATTTCAATTACCCAATCTACTATGACACATCCAAGGGTATAACATCAACAGCACTGTCAACCGTATTTGACGATATATCAGTAAGTGAAATTGTCTTCTACGATGATGATGCTGATTCCATCAAGACACAAGATGAAATTCTTAATGGAATACTCCAATACTTGAACCTTCACATAATCCAACAAGGTGAATCATTCTACATCTTTGATTGGGATAGTATAAAGAACGGTAACACCATTACATGGACTAACATTCAAGACAACACTACAACGACTGAATCAAGAAATGTAATTGGAATTAATTCAACCAAGTTTGCCAATTCAGATACCAACATAACCATTGCTGACGTATATAACCAAATCAGCCTTACTTGTGACCTAATGAAGCAAGAAACACTGATTGAAAGCCCACTTGACAGTGACAGCCTTACAAGCCTATACAGTGGAAAACAGCCTTATATGGTTGAATACATATCTGAGGGTGAAGGTGAGAGCGCAAACAATGCTTTCAATGACTTGGTAAAAGGCAACGTAAACGATTATGATGCTTGTAAAACTGTAAATTGGTTTGTGCAAGTCATGCAGAACCCCAATTGGAAATTGAACATTGGAAGTGGTCAAACGATTGATGACCTATGTGAACAGAACAGTGATGGTACATACATTAATCAATGGAAGATTCCAAAATACCTAAGAGCAAATTCATGCACTCCTGCAATCATGAGACTTGGTTCTTATGAAGTGGATGGTGGAGAGGTAAGGGATAATTCAGTTGTCAACAAAATTGAAATGAATGATTACTTGTGTATCAGTATTAATGGTAATGAAACATCAAATGAAACCAACCATTTCCCTTCTGATACATTACTGAGGGATAAAGCACCGATAATTGAGTATGTTGGCAACAATAGCGGTGGTTTGTATAGTCCAAGTGATGATGAAACAATCAACTACTTGGTGTTTAGCGGTAAACTATTATTGCAACCAATTCAATATGAGAGTTCAACCATGTACAGCAACAAAAACAACAACTTTGAAGCCATAAGGTTGGCATACGCAAACCGTACATCCATTTCACCAATTCATCCTAACTACACTGAGGAAATAATTAGCAATTATTCCAATGTAATCAAAAGTGACAACAACAGTGAAGGTAGATATTATACACGTAAATTCTACACCATTGTGAAACCAACTGATAAGACCACTACATACATGACTGATGGAACACCATCATTCCAACCGTGGACAAAGGATAAATCAGCACACGGTTACAAATTCAACTACAGTGCAGAAGGTGATGGAAGTGACAGATACAGCAAGTTGCCAATCCTTGAATGTGAATTGATTATCGGTGATAAACGATTGATTGAAACGAACATTGACCAATACGGAAACAGCACATTTCAATGGGTAAATGTAGGACAAGAACCAACAGAAGAGGTTGATGGAGAAACCTACACCATTACCACATTCTCACTTGGTGTTAACCCAAAGATTAATGATTATATCATCGGTGATGAATTTGACATCCAAAACACAATAGATTACACGATGAACATTGATGCAAGTGGTACTGCTATTCCTATAAGGAAAAGTGATGGTGTAAGCGGAAAGGTAACATTCAAGATTCTTGGTGCTGTTAACCTATTGTGGAATGACATTACACGAAGACACCCATCATTTTGGAGACATACAAGATGGAGTTCTGACGCAAGATTCATATTGGCACATACTGAAAACATTCTCATCAAAGATTTTGAATGCAAGATATACTCCAATAACGGAATGAATGAGAATGATGGTAATGATGAGTTGGTATATATGTCAGCGGAAAGTGACAACTACGTTGCAAAGAAGGATGACATTGATTTCATGTTCGCAACACAACTGACAGCAAAAGATGCATTGGAAAAAAGTATAAGCACATCCGTAATCATGAATGCTCCAATTGATAGTTCAACCAAACTTGGAGTGACATCAATTTTCAACAAGAATACCAATGAAACAGCAAAGGCAGAAGAGCATTATATCAACCAATACTATAACGAATATTCCTCACCGAAAATCCAACTTGAATTGACACTTCATGATGACAATATCAAGTTCAGTGATATTTATAGTTGGAACAAATTTAGTAATAAACGGTTCTACCCAATATCCATAAATAGGGATATTCGACTTGATAACGCAACCTTAACACTGAAAGAGAAATGATTCAAATAAAGTCTTTTGCAAGGAAAAAAAATAATGGAACAAGCATAAACAGTGGTGGTGGCTTCAACTATGGAAGTTCCACCACTTCTAATACGTCCTTGGACACCCACTACTTTTGGGGTCAGCCATATAACGGAACACAAGATGTTAATGGTGACTTGACATCCAATGGCAAAGTTACAGCCAATGAGATAAGTGGGGCAAGCATAAGCGGAAATTCAATCAATGCTGCAAATGTCACTGCAACGAATGTCAGTGCAACGACTTCTATAGCCACCACTTTGAACTTTGACACAGCCACAGGAGCAGACATATATGGTGATTACGTTGTAACTGATGATTTGGGTGCAGCAACTGCAACAATTGACAGCCTAATATCTGATGAAGCGGAAATTGGTGACATAGAAGGTACTAACCTATCCTATAGTTCAATTACCACAAACCAATTGCAAGGAGGGAATGCAACATTGGAAAACCTTACAGTTACCAAGTCAGCAACATTTTTTGAATTGATAATTGACAAAGTGAAAAGCGCAGGAGGTAGCATATTACTAACTCCAAGTGATGGCTTCAAGGTTGACAAAGTTGAGAGTGAAAGTATAAAATACGCTGATAGTATTGTATATGGAAATGGTGAGGGAACAAATGATATGTTGTCCAATTATTTTTCACCACTTGGTGATTTTACAGTACAGTTAGATGTTGAAGGCAACAACTATGTCTCATCATCTTTTACAAGAAATACAGAATCTTCATTTAGCTATGACATCCAAGAAACAGGTGTTCTGTTATTCCATATATATGGTTTGTGGAATTGGTCTAATACAAAATGGGAAATATCAAATGATGGCGTTTCCTATAGAACGGTCACAAACCTTGTTTACAAGCAATCAAGAAGAATAACAAATGGTGAATATATAAATGCAAATGACAACAACTATAGGGTTTATAGTTTTCTTGTAAAACAAGGTCAGAAATTTAGATTCACAGGTACATGTGCTGGAAGTACTGTATTATCAAGAACTATTGGTGCAATGGTAGTGCCAAATAAATACGGCGTAGAAGATAAAGTCACTTATGATAATATACATTACGAAGTGTCAGTTAACAACCCTAATTTATACCATCTTCCATCTACACAAGATACCAATCAGAGAAGGGTTTTGATGTATGCTACAGGAGAGGTTGGTACAAACGCATACGGAGACCCTAATATATTCTTTGTTAGTCCTTACATTGACGTTACTGATGTTAGTACGATAGATGTTAAATTTGGAGGATTAAGTACTTCAACAGCTTCAAATCTTTGTGCTTACGATGAGGATTACAATTATATACAAAGTAATTCACTGAACAATGCGTCAGTAACAACAACATGGGTAAAAGGCGAAAATACTAAATATATTAGGTTCACAGCACGTTGGACGTATGAACAACAAGATACCGAAAACCCAGATGGTTATTACATTTACTTGAATGGGAATAGGACGCAACCACAGATTGTAAAGTATAATGCAGCAGGTAGTGTTCCATTCGCCAATATTAATTACGTGAAAGTAGACGTTGACTACAAAAACAACATCTACAAATCATCCGATTATAACATCTTCAATGGCTTACCTTGTGCTGATTGGAATGGTAATGGTGGTTTATATGATAGTGTCAACAATAAAAATATTTGGGGTGCTTTGGATAACTACAAATCTGTAGGAGTTAAGGAAGAAACAATTGAAACATTTGGTGGAAAGAAACTGTATTGGAAAACATCTGATGGAACAAACAGCATCCAAAACATGTGGAAAGTAAATGACCAAGCAATTTGTCAAACCTTTAACGCAGCAGAGGGTACTAATTACAATGCTTCCAACAAGTATTATTGGGCACTTGTAAGTGAAACAGGAACAGAAACAATTGATGGTGAAGATTACCATTACATTAAGTTTGACGGAACAGATTACGTTGGTGACTTGAATTGTGAAGTCGGTGATGAAATTGTACAACTTGGATATAGAGGGAATGATGATAGTTCAAGGCAATCAGCACTGTATCTTGCTGCATACAATAGCATTGATACAGGTGTCACAGCACCGCTTATTGCACAGTATGAAGGAATTAATGACTTCAACCTTGCATCCCATAGAAAGACATGGTTTGCAAGCAATGGTAATGAGGTCAGAGGTAATTTGAAGATTACAACATCAAGTGGTGACATTAGCGTTAATGATGCAATACTGAATGTTACCAATCAGCAGATTACGGCAGCAGCAGAACAAATCTTATTGGATGTGAAAGATTTACTTGTTGACGGTGATGTTACTATAAACGGTTTGATAACCAACGTTTCACAACATATCAACCAATATAGCCTTACACAGTCTGATGCGGTGGTAATTGACCTTTTGAACAATAAAAACGTTACAGTTGAACGAATTGAAACAGGTGTCACCATACCATTGGTAAACAACCAAATAGTCTATTTACCTTACTATGACAGCATGTACAATGACAATCCATCGTTTGTAATCATGTCTGAACCACAAGTAACAGCATCTGCATTTGGATTCACTTCAAGTGGTTTGACATTTGAAGACAGTGGTATAACCTTCAATGTTCCAACATATAAAACAGAGGGTACACAGTTACGTATCACCAATTCATTTGTACCAACTTTGAACAATTGGCAAAATTACAAAAGCATTTATTCTGCAAGCACTTCACAACAAACAGCATTGTACGAACAACTATTAACAAGTTGTGTGATACTTGTAGCAGACCCAAGACTATTAAGTTACAAGAATTATACAAGATATTGGGATTCTACCATAAATGGTTCAACTGTATTCAACACACCATACGGACAACAAACAAGCGTAACAAACCCACTTGATGCAAGCCATAGTGGAGCGTTCCTATTCAATGGTTTAAGGTCAAGATTCTTGTATCTATTGCCATCCCAATCCGTTAATCTACGTTCACAAATCGTGAATTACGGTAATGGTAGAAGGGTACTTAATTGGATAATAGAAAACACATCCGATTTCCAACCTATTGAAACAACAATGGGAATCAAATATGATAATGATACATTTACTTGGGATTTCAAGGAAATAATCAATGGCACTACATGGCAAACCCAATATACACAAGTCAATGACATTCTAATCGGTAACGGTGCAATCAGTGCTGCATCATTGAGTAGTGATTCAGTCTATCCAGTTATAAGAGTTATAAACAACACAATCGCAAGCAATGGCATCGTACCATACGTTGAAAGTTATGAATATAATGGCGATTTCGGATAATAAAACATGATAAGGACTATTAAACACATAATGGAACAACAATTTAAATGGAGTGAACTGAACGTCAAGGATAGAATTAATTATCTTGTAGCGTTTGGTCTAATAGCAAGTGGAATAATCATGGCATTCCTATCATTCTTTCTCAACGCCTACAATATAGCTACAGGAGTTCTAATCTATATCGCACAATGCTTTGTGATTGGTGGAGGATTGATTGGAGCAAATGTATATTTTAAATCGAAATGGTTAGAGTTTGATACAAGAGCGAAGTCAGAGATACGAAAGACAATTGAACAACTAATCGACAAGACAACATCATCTGATAATACATTCAAAGAGTAGAGCCTAATGGGTTCTACTCTTTTTTTTGCAAGGGGGGGCTATGCCAAAGATTGTCAGAGTGCCTTTAAAC